CAAGGTGGTCGAGTTGCTTTTGAGACATTTTTCTTTTGGGCTTTACAGGAGCAGCTGGTTCTTCTTCAACAGCAGATTCTTGGGGAGCTTCTGTAGTTTTTTCTTTAAAAATTTTAGGTTCCTCAGGATTATCATTTACAATTTCAATCTGAGGAGCTGGTTGCTCAGGTTCCTCTATTTCAACATTTGGTAATTTTATCTTATCCATTTGTTTTATATATAGTAAGATTTAATTTTTATAACTTTTACTAATTAATTTATGGGCTTCTTCAAGGCTTAACCCATTGGTTTGACGAACTCGATCTTTGGTTGGAACTTTTTCTTTTTTTCTATCTTGCTTTTTCACTGGTTTATATCTAGTTTTTTTCTGTTGGACAGGCATTATATATTATTTAAAGATATATTTATATAGAGATATTTCATTATTTAAATATGAAATGAAAATTGGGTATGTATATGAATTACGTCATGAATCTAGTAAAGATTTGTTACCTTATGTAGGAAAAACTTTAGATTTTGATGTACGGAAAAGAAACCATAAAAGTAGATGTAATAATCCTAAAGATCCTGGATATAATTTTGATGTTTATAAATACATACGAGCTAATGGAGGCTGGAGTGCATGGTATATGATTGAAATATATTATGGACCTGATTTTGAACAAAAGGAAAAGGATTTATTAAAAGAAAACTTTGATAAATATATTAATTCAGAACAAACTGGAAGAACAATTGCTGAATATCAAGCTGAATATCGTGAGCAAAACAAAGAAGTATTTAATCAAAAAGCAGCTGAATATCGTGATAAAAATAGAGCAAAAATTAATCAAAAAATCCCATGTAAAAAATGTGGTAAAATGATTTCAAGAAGTAATATAGTTTGTCACATGAGAACAAAAAAATGTATGAATTATTCTTCAGCTTCATCTTCAGAATCTTCGGCGTCAGAAGTAGGTTGAACGTTACGCATTTTTTCTAATGGCTTTGTCCCGTCCCATATTAATCGATCGAAGCTATGATACATGTGCGGCGGGTTTTGTGTAAAATCTATCATAGCAAAAGCATAGGGTGTTTTCCACACATGCTTACACAAGTACTTAAAATTTTTGTCCGAGCCGAATGAATTTCCAAGCTCTTCTGTAATTTTACTCATTTCTCGAGCATTACTATTCTTCCCAAGGATAGCAAAGGTCATGTTGGTTCTAACAAGTGGCGGAACTCCTTTAAACACTTGTGAAGAAAACAGCAGTAAACCTATACCATAATGCCTATAGCGTGAAGCTAGTTTATAGACAAGTGAGCGGTCCGATATGCCTATAAAGTCATCAAGAATTAATGCTATAATAGGTCTTTCTTTTTTATTTTTATATGACAACTGTTGGTCAATGATAGATTGAATTAAGTTATCTGAATACTCTCCAAATATAGTGCCTGGGAAAGCGTCTTTTAAAAATCTCGACGTATTATCGTTCATAATGGTATTAGATATGATATATACTTGATCGAAACAGTCTTTGTAGAAATTTTCATTTAGCAGTAGATTAGTAATAATTGTTGATTTTCCAGATTTTACAGGAGCAACCATTAATCCTAAAGCTCCTGATGATATATCTGGTAAATTAGGGTGTAATTCTTTACCTATGTCCATTCGATCAGGGTCAGGCTGGACTTCAAGTATCGTTAAATTAGCATTAGCCATTTATTATAATAAAAGTTTTTTTTATAATAATAAATATTTTATTCAGAAACGGATACAACTCCAGATTTTAATACAAATTGTCTTTCAACTTTAGACCAAATAAGGGTTTCTCTAGCTCGATTATTTTCATCACCAAGACCTCTAAAGATAGTTCTTTCAAGAGTAACTGGTTTTTGTCCTATCAAAGTGCCTGAGCCTACAAGAGGATTAGTAATTAAATCAACACCACAGTAGTGAGCATGGCCGCCAAGTGTTACTTGACTTATAGGTATTTGTTCTACAGTTTGAGCATTGGAAAAAGAAGGTAAAGTGATTTCCTTGGTAACAGTGCTATGTTCTACATTTTGGTCAAGAGAATATTCACAGCTCGCAACCTGAAGCTCTACTCCTTCGATTTGAGCGAGATAGTTATTCTTTTGAGCTTCATTTGTAACAGGGCGATTAAACATAAGTTTATCATTAATCCTAAGGTTAAATTGGTCAGGTTGGCAATAAGCATCAGAGCGATATACACCAAGTAATTGGTCACGAGCATCAGCTGGATTTAGAACACGGTCAGACCACATTATATTTTTAACAACACGCGACGAAAGACCTATTTCACGGTTTACATCAGTGCGAACTGGAGGACCGCCAGCTCCTGGGTGAGCTGTTTGAGAAGTTGCCGTAGAAACTAAAATTATATCATTATAGGGCATTTGAAGGCCATCTTCAGACATAACTTGAGCCCCCATTTCAGCCATACGGTCATCGGAGTAGGTCAAATAATCAGCAAGGAATTTAACTTGAGTAGTAGCAATTTTAAGACCGCTTGTATTAGATGTGCCGCCACCTTCTTCGCGGATATAGGAAACACCCTGGTCTTTATCAGCCCATTGAATTTCAATAGATACTGGTTCTTGAATCAAATAAAGAGGTAATTGAACAGACCTCATCATTGGAAAAAGCTCACTGAGCTTGACTGCAAATACAGCAGTGACGTCTTCAGGGTTTCCTTCTGTCGTATCAGTATCAGCAATTTGATTAGCTTGGGTCATAACAGCGTTATTTTCAGGGTGACCAGCTGTTGTTCTACCCCAGCCAAGATTCATAGGCTGAAGACCACCATCTTCTTTATTAGAGGGTTCAAGACCATCAATACAGCCACTAAGAACACCTTCTTTTCTGACGCGCTCTTCAACAGATTTAAATTGACGCATCATAGTTTGATAATGACCATATTCATCAGTTGTGGCGATGGCGGTAGCTCCTATACGAAGAGTGGCGGTTTTAATAAATGCATTGCCTCCAGATCTAATAGGAGGAAAATGTTTTTTAGCAGCGTCACCAGCATTTTTTTGGAAAACAGCGCCGACTTGTAAAACGCTGTTCACGTCTAAAATACCACGTCTTTCAAGTGTAAAGCGACATACGTTTTGATTACAAACTATAGGCTCTAAAATAGAAGTGTGAATACTCATTGTGTCTACAGTATTCATAGGTTTTACTTTAAGAATATCAGGCAAACTCATATATATATATTCTATATAAACAATTTTTTTATAGAATAAATAATTTAAAAATTTAGGTAGAAATTCTAATTCCTTGGGGGCTGTACATTAATTGAGATTCAGCTAGTACATATGTATAAAGAGAATTAGGATTGTTTCCATCGAGGTCGCTGGTTACTCTAACAGAGTAGGGTTGACGGCTGTAATCAATTCCGCCCATGTATGGATCTTGACGGATGCCTAGGCCAAAAATAGGGTTGGTAAAGTTAGTAAGAGTGTTACCCCATCTGTCCTCATATTTACCTTGAACGCTGGGGTCTACATGAGAAGCAGGTTGTTGAGCTATAGAATTAACTCTAGTTGCTTTACTAGCTTCAGTATAGGCAGATGCCAATGTATTATCAATATCATTAATATTTCTGATAGAGTTAAGATAAGTTTGTAAAGTTTCGCAATCGATTTCTGATTCGCCATCTGCTCCAGCATTAGGCTGTTTTTCATCAATTCTATTTTCTCTTGGGAATAAAATACCAGCTTTTGAATAGGCAACCTCTTTGATATCAGCCTCGTCTGCGCCATTTTGTAATTTGTATAGAGCATTACTTTTTTCTTGAGAGTTATTAATTTTGGTTGTGGGTATGATATTGTGGATAACACTTTGTACTTTTGAAGCACCTAAGTTAAGAGTAACAGTTTGGTCTGATGAGTTAATAACAGAGTATAAATTACTGTAGGCATTGTATGTTAGAGCTCCTTGAGAAGCGTTATTCATCATTTGAGCACCTTCACTGTCAGGTACTAAAAGATCATAGGTTAAACTAAGATTTTTAAGTTTGTAGGAAAAATCAGCGATGCTTAATGAGGCATTTGTTCCCGAAGTTGGTGCTTCAGCATCGGGGTCATTAGCGCTTGCTAAAAGAAATGGTTCTAAAACAGAACTGTCAGGGGCACATTCCATTTGAACAATCATTCCTCTAGTGCCATTTTGTCCAAGTGGGATAAGGCCAGTTCCTGAAAGTAAACCACAGCGAATCGGTATACTGAAAGAGCGTTCAGTATTTAAAGAACAAGCTTGAACTACATCACGGGAGTTAACAAGTTGAGATGCGGAACTGCCATTTGTTAAATCAGTAGCTCCATGCGTTCCGGAAACGAGGGAAGAAAGAAGGCGAGGATATTGTTTTACCATTTCTAAAGTTTGGTTATCAAGAGTAGATAAAGTTACTTGATGAATAGCACTTGCTACACCTACGACTCTATCAATACTAGCATTTCTTCTAGTTGCACCATTGCCACCACCTACACCTGCGTTATTTTGTGGTAAATCTCCGGCAGCATTATTAATTTCTATTTGGCCAGTTAGTCTTAATGATTTTCCAACAAGATATTTATCAGATTGAGCGACTAAAAATTGTATAATCGGGTAACCGTTTTTAAATGAATATTCTCCGTCAGGTGGAGCATTAATTGGGTCAATCTCTACTTTTTCTGTTGCCAAGATATTAGCGGACATTTTCTATATATATAATAAATATAATTATTTAACAGACTTTTCAAAAAAATTTTTCAAGAGTTAGTAGCAAAACTTTGTTTAAAAAAATATTAATCTTTTTAAAAAAACTACGTTTATCTAACAACAGTAACCCCATCTGCTTGAATTACCATACGGTTAAGATGGACAACATTATTATTAAGAAGGACGGTATCGCCAGGAGTATTAGGATAAGTAACACGAAGCATGGCTGTTTTTCCTTGTAAGTCATGAACTTGGCCATATCTTGAAAGTGCCCTGCCGAAAAGTAGTCTATCATTTGTGCGCCATAAATTTCTAACTACATTTTTAGCATTTCCCATGGCCTTCTCATTTTCCATAATGTGGAGCACAGGATTTTTATCATACTTATATTTTTCAAGATCGATAGGCCTATCAGGAATGAGGGCACCGTCGATCGACCATTGATAAGATTTTTGGTCTTCATATTTAGCTAGTAATGAACTTGTGATTAATGAAGATTGTGAATCTTGAGTGAGCGGTACTGAAAGCAATGAATAGGCTCTACTTTGATTGGCTGGGATAAGATTCGACGTCATTCCTTGTGCATTTACAATATTTCCTCTATATAAAGTTGACGTACAATAATCCATCTCAACACCGGGACCATTTACTTTTTTAAGCATATTGTCAACGTATCCTGCTGGAGGCTCAACTTGTAATACAGAAAGTTCGCAATCAGTTAATTCAATATCAAGTTCAGGTAAAACATCAGAGCCATTAGTTCTCGCGTCTTGGGTATTAGTGAGAATAACTCTATTGATTCTATCTTCAGGCAAGAAAAATACAACTGAATCGGCAGTGTTTCCGCCAGCCCCTGTTCCTATGTAACCTCCTCCTCCAACTGCTCCGCCAGTTGCGAGAGAATCTCCATTAGGACGATTAGCTTGGTAAGTAATTTTTAATCTATTACCAGCACCAGTTTCCATTTTTACTATTTTACCTAGACAATTAGGGTCAGTTCCAGCAAGTTTACAGATATAGATTAAATCTCCGATAGCAAAATTATTATCGGTTTGAGAATCTATTCCTGAAAAATCTTGTAGGCCCGCTACAGCACCCGCAGCTATATCGCCTTTTAATGCTAGGTCAATACTGAAAATACCATCATTTCCAGTTCCTGTTGTTGTGTCAACGGTATCACTATCAGTTCCCCCTGATGCTTTAGTGGTGTGAGGGACGTAAAAAGTCTCGGATACATTAGAATAATTTTGCCCAGCTGCTGGTCTAAGGCCGGAAGGACCAGGATAATTTTTGGCTTCACCAGCTCCTAGAACATTAGAAACAGTCAAACATCTAGTTACGTCCTCAAGATTCATAACAACTCTAAGGCCCGAAGTCGCGGTTAAAGGAAAAACGTTGCTAGCTTTTGCGCCAATAATTCCTGAACAGGGAATACGGGCTGAAATTTTATTTTGTATGGCTGCTGGGTTTTCGGTCCAGTCACCATTTTTCCAATCAGTAGGTTCATCAAACCATAACTGATGGTTGGGATCACTATTGACAGACATGCCTTCAAAAAGCTCACGTTTAGCGTTAATAGAATCATTTTGAGTAAATTGCCATTCATTAGCACATTGAACATTTAAATCACTAATCATTTCTAATTCTGTTCTTCCAGTTCCGTCAGATACACGTAAATCTCTAACAGTAGACCATATACCAGCAGCGCCATCGGGGTGTATCATTCCTCTCGGAGCGGAGCCATCGGCTGTTTTCATTTGAGCTTTACATTGGAAACGAAGATGTTCAGGGTCACAAAATCCTATATAAGAGGGGATATGAAACCTTATTTGATTATTTTTACGGCAGGAATATTCTGTTTGGTTCTCAGGTTTTACTGAAACAGTTTTACTTGGCACAAATTGCTTATTTTGGGCGTTAAACATTATATATACTAATGTGATAAAAAAAAAATTTCTTTTAAAACAAGATTCTTTAAAAAAAATTTGATAATTACTTAAAATTAATTTTGTAATATTGTATGATGGAAAACGAAAAAAAAGTTAATGGTTTTTGCTATGTATTATCTCATAAATCTCTTAATTTAAAAATGTATTATGGTTCTACTGAAGATATTCCAGATAGATGGGAAAATCATATAAGTAATTGTAATAATCCCAATTGTGAAAAATATAATTATCAAGTTTATAAATATATTCGAGAGCATGGTGGAATACAAAATTGGAAAATAGATACTATCTATGAAGGAGAAGATTATAAAGATTTTGAATCACATACGATAGAAGATACATTTGACGATAATTTAAATTACGAAATACCTTATAGAGATGAAGAGCATAGAAGAGAACGAGAAAAAGCTAGGTATAAAAAATATAATGGCAAAAACAAATATAAAATAACATGTAAATTTTGTAGTAGCATTGTTAGTAAAAGGAGTATATCTCAACATTATAAAAGTTTAAAATGCCAGGAAGCTCAGCAAAATAATTAAAAAGCGCTATTTTGAGAAGGTAAGCTGGTTACACTATCAAGGCCCGCTGTAGCGAATCCCCCTCTAGTAATAGCGTCTGAAATTCCTGTGGCATGACCAGTTAGAAATGTAACAGGGGGTGCGGTTTCCTCGGCAGCTTCATGGTGAGGTTTAAAAAAATCATATAGAGTATATCCAACAAGAGCGGCAGCAGCAACTGGCAAAATAAGCTCACTTAATGCGCCTCCAGTTGCGGCCTCAGCCGATCCAGTAGCGCTGGCA